AAGCGGATAGAGATATACCGCGCGCTCGAAGCCGCGAAGGCTTGCGACGGCGTGCTTTTGATAGCGAAGCTCGATAGGCTGGCGCGTAACGTCGTCTTTATCTCTTCGCTGATGGAAAGCGGCGTGCGCTTTGTCGCCGTCGATATGCCGCAAGTCACTAACTTGACGCTTCACATTCTCGCGGCCGTAGCGGAAGAGGAAGCGCGCATGATTAGCGCCAGGACGAAGGCGGCGCTAAAGGCCGCGAAGGCGCGCGGCGTGAAGATTGGCACGCCGGCGAATATGACGCATGCGGCGCAACTGAAAGGCGGACAGGCGGCGAAGGAAAGCGCGCTTAACGCCTACGCGCTAGTTGTCGGCTACGCGAAGATGCTACGCGATAGCGGCTTGACTTACGCGGCGCTCGCCGTGAAGCTCAACCAGGAGGGCCATAGGACACGCAACGGTAAGGACTTCGACCCCATTACGGTATGGCGCATGCTTCAACGGGCCGGCGCGGCTACCAGGACAAACAAAAGGCGCAACGCGAAGGCGAAGCGCAAGCCAGTAAATAAGCGCTCTGCGGCCGTGCTATCAACACGGCCGCAAAGCTAAGCGAGCGGGATAAGGCCGCGCGCCTGGCGCGCATTATCCGCTCACGGAGATAAGGCCGTGAGTTCAAACAAAGGCGACTTCGCCGTTATAGGTATCGGCTTCTTTAGTGTCGTCGGCGGCTTGTTTGCCGCGTTCTATGCGCTGGCGAGCACGTTAACGCCGTCGGCGCTGGCTATCACGCTAACGCTAATCGTCGTCTTTGGCGTCGTCGCCGTGCTTCCCTTCCTTTGGATTGTCGCCAGGCTGACGCGCGACAGGCGCGGCGACGAAGTGCGGCGCGAGCTGACGGCGACAACCTACCAGGGCGCGGACACCTACGCAAGCTCGAAGCCGCCGGCCGTTATCGACGTCATGCGCTACGTTGACAACGGCCAGGCGCGGCCGCTATTGCGCGCGAAGCCGGAAGAGCCTACCTTGCGGACGATGACGGAAAGCGGCGACGATGTGACGATAGGCGGCGCGCTGGCTATCCGCTTCGCTGAGCTACCGACACCGGCGCGCGCTGAGTGGTACGGCGATAAGGCGGCATACGGCCAGGCCGCGCGCTTCTTCGACGCTCACGGCATGCTGACGCGCGACAATCGCGGCGGCTGGCGCTGGAAGGAAGAATACGGCGAAGCTTCCGGCCGTGTTGGCTTTATCCGGCAGTTCTTCACGGCCGCGAGCACGCCGGCGCGCGAGCGTGCGCGATGACTGCCCTACCGTGCCTAAACCCCTTGCGCGCAAGCCTGACAAGCGTCAAGCGCGGACGCCTGACAGGTGACAGCCTGACAGCCGGACAGATTGACGCGCTGACGGCCGCGATAGTCGCGTCAACCCGCGAGCGTCAACCGTTGACGGCCGCGATAGTCGCGTCAACCCGTAAACGTCAACCGTTGACGGCCAGGATTGACGCGCTGACGCTATCGCTCAAAAGCTACCGCCTTTGGGTGATTCTTCGCCGCGCTTGCGCTTTTCTGTTGACAATTGGCGCATGCCTGCGTATCGTATTCAGTCAACTTGAAGCACCTAGACGCGACAAAGCGCGGTTAATGAGACACTTGATAGAACGCGACAACGCGAAGGAGTGTGACGGATGACGGAAGAGACGACGACAGCGGTAAGCGACACGGCGAAGAGCGCGCCGGCCAGGCGCGGCCGTCCTTACTGCGGCGAGCGTGAAGCGCTAACCGTGCGGCTTCCGGCGAAGGAAGCGGCGAAGCTTCGACGCCAGGCGGAAGCGCGCGGCGTGACGCTAAACCAGGTAGCTACGGAAACAATGCGCGCCGGCCTGGCGCGTTAATAGTCGCGGTACGCGAAACGCCGGAAGTGCTGACTACACTTCCGGCGCGCGGCGGGACTTTCGAGCGGCTTTGTTCTGTGTCCCCTAACTTGCAAGCGGATTCTAGCATCAAGTAATACGGCGCGCTATACGGGCCGTATTACAGCCAGGGCAAAGCCATACGAAAAGCTCGCCTTCGCATATCGTGAAGGACTGAGTGCGTGACAGCGACAACCGAATACGACAGGACGAAGAACGAAGCCGCCTTAGTGCGCGCGAAGCTTAGCCTACCGGCTAAAGGCTCTGTAGGCAAGCCAGGACAGGCGGCGCTAGCGGCCTTCACTGACGCGCGGACAATCGACGGCGCAAGCTTTGAAGACGCGCTAGAAGCGGCGCGAGCACGGCTAGCCGACTTCGACACGGCCGGCACGCCTGGCGCGCGTGAGCTTGTGAAGGAAGCCGCGCGCGAGCTGGCCGAAGAGCGGCGCAAAGCGGACGCGAAGAAGGAAGAAAAGCGGCTAGAAGCCGCGCGCTCGAAGTATGGCGTTAGCCAGGCGACACCGGCGGCAAACGGCAAAGACACGCCGAAGCCGCCGGAAAAGGCGCCTACACCGGCGAAGCCTGGCGCGGCAAAGATGGCGACGGCGACAGCCAAAGCGCCGACACTGGCGAAGGCTGACGAAGCCTATCTACTGGCTGAGCACGAAGACGACGCCGGCAACGGCGACACGATGGTAAAGCGCTACGGCGCGCACTTCGCCTATACCGGCGCGCTTGGCTGGCTTCAATACGTCGGCACGCATTACGAAGCGGAAGGCGCGGAAGCGGCCGTATACCTGGCGGCGGAAGAGACGTTACGCGCTCGAAGCGCGGCGGCTATCGCGGCCGGCAAGCGGTATAACGCCTTACTGACGAAGGCAACGCCGACGGATAGAAACATCACGGCGGCGGCTAAGAATTTCGGGAAGAAGCGGACGCTAGTAGAAGCGCGCTTTGACGCTGAGCGGCACTTACTGAATTGCGCTAACGGCGTGCTCAACTTGAAGAGCGGGAAGCTTGAAGCGCATGAGCCTTCGCAACTCTTCACGTATTGCATAGGGACGCCTTACGACGCAAGCGCCGACCGTGAACCCTGGCTTAAGTTCCTTCGCGGCAGTATCGACGGCGGCGAAGAGGCGATAACCTGGCTTCAAGCCTGGCTAGGCTACGGCATAACGGGCGAGACTAACCTAGACCAGTTCCTATACGTGCACGGGCCGACGCGCGCCGGCAAAGGCACGTTTACAAGCGCGCTTCACGCGCTTCTAGGCCGTCCTTTAGCGGCTGAGATTAACTATGCGACGCTGACAGCGAAGCGAACGGAAGATACGCAAAACTTCGACCTAGCGCCATTACGGCCGGCGCGCTTACTGATATGCGAAGAGGCTAACGCGGAAGATGCGCTTAACTCGGCTTTGTTGAAGAAGATGACCGGCGGCAACCTGATAAGCGCCGCCTTCAAAGGCAAAACGCACTTCTACTATGCGCCGCAATTCAAGCTAATCGCCGTGTCTAACCGCGCGATAAATATGGACGTTGACGACGGCGCGGCCTGGGCGCGCGCGCGTGTCGCTGAATTCCCTAAGTCTCACTTAGCCGAAGTGGACTACAGCTATCGTGCTTATATCTCTTCGCCGGCAGTTCTTCGCGGCGCTTTCGCCTGGCTAGTTGACGGCGCGAAGCGATATTACAACTATGGCGCGAAAGGCATACCGACACCAGCGAGCGTAATGGCTTCGACGCAAGCGGCACGCGATGCGCTAGACGGCGTAGGACGCTGGCTATCAGAGCGCACAAAGCCGGACGCCGACGGATGGACGGCTAACGGCGCGGCCTACGCGGATTACGCATCCTGGGCGGCGGATGAAGGCATTGAACCTAAGCCAAAGGGAAGCTTCCCGCATGCCCTACGCGCTAAAGGCTTCAAGGTAGGCGACGGTACAGAGCGCTGGCACGAAGGAAGGACGCAACGCGGCATTGTCGGCTTAACTTTGAAGGCTTTGAAGGCATGAAAACGTACATTACGCCTTACGCTTCTTACGGCAAAAGTCAGTCAGAGCCTATAGGGCCGATGAAGCCGCTGACTGGGAATTGCCGTAAGAAGCGTAAGGCGTAAGGAATTAGAAGTGCCTGACTTGCGACACGTTGACCTAGAAGCGCTGGCGGAAGGCGACGGCGTGCGGCTTCACGGCGCGCCAGGCCGTGAGCGCTACGGCGCTTGCCCTAAATGCGGCGGCGTAGACAGGTTTCACATTCTGCCGGCTGGCGGCAAGCGCGATAGGGCGCTCTTCTTCTGCCGTCACTGCTACCCTGAGACGAAACCAGGCGACGCTATCGCCTATCTGCGCTGGCTTCACGGCGTGAGCTATCCGCAAGCGCTCGCGCGGCTTGGCTTGCGTGACGATGACGACACCGGCCAGGCGACGACGCCGACACGGCCGCGCGTGCTCACGGACGATACCGGCCTGGCGATACCTGACGCGCTAGAAGAACCGCCGGCGGCGAGCTGGCAGAGCACGGCGCGCGCCTTTGTTGAGCGATGCGAAGCCGCGCTATGGACGTCGAAGCCGACACCGGCGGCACGCGCGGCGCTCGCCTACCTTCGAGATAGCCGCATGCTCGAAGGCGACACGATAAAGCGCTTCCGGCTTGGCTGGCATGAGCCGGCGGACATATCCGCGAAGCTCGAAGGCGGGATATACGCGGCGCGCGGGATAGTGATACCGCGCTTCTTCGCTGGCGAGCTTTGGGCCGTTAACGTGCGTCGCTCGAAAGCTGACATAGCCGAAGCGAAGCGGCGCAACGCGGCGGACGATGCGAAGCCGGCAAGCGATACCAGGCGGCGACACTGGCCGGAAGGCAAGCTTAACTTCCTGGCCGGAAGCTCGCCGCGCCAGTTCTTCAACGGCGACGCGCTAGCCGAAGAGGACGCGGCCGCGCTTCTTTGCGCTGGCGAATTCGACGCGATGCTAGCGCAACAAAGCGCGCCGCCTGGCGTCGCATGCGTGACACCTGGCGGCGAAAGCTATGCGCCGTCCTTCGAGAATGTGACGATGCTACGCGGCCGGCGCGTGCTTATCGCCTTCGACGCCGACGACACCGGCAGAGCTGGCGCGCTTCGCTGGAAGAAGCACCTACCGGAAGCGACGATAGCGACACCGGCAAGCGGCAAAGACTTAACCGATTGGGCGCGCGCGATGACGCCGGCAATTCTTACGGTATGGCTGGAAGACTGGCTAGCCGCGCGCCAGGATGAGACATTAACGGCATGAGCACGGAAAGCGCGAAAGTGAGCCATAAAGAGCCACGGCTAACCGGCCGGCAACTCGCCGCGATAGCGCGCCTTATGGCTGGCGACAACGTGACGCGAGCGGCGGAAGCTTGCGGCATACCGCGAAGGACGCTAACGCGCTGGCTTGCGGAAGAGACGTTTACCAGGGCGCTCGAAGCGGCGCAAACGGCCGCGATAGCGGACAGCGTGCGACACCTGGCCGGCGCGCTGAGCGACGCAAGCGCGGCAGTTATCCGCCTGGCGCGCGAGAGTGAAGACGAAGCGATACGGCTACGCGCGGCGCTGGCCGTGTCTAGCATGTTCCGCGAATTGCGCGACGCTAGCGACATAGAAGCACGGCTAGCCGCGCTCGAAGGAGTGTGAAGCATGAGCGAAGCACGAAGCCTAGAAGAAGCGCGCGCCGAAAGCGCGCCGCCTATCGTCGTGCGGCTGACAGGCGACGCGACGAAGGACGCGGCCGCGCTCGAAGCGGCTAACGCAAAGCGCGCCGAAGTAGAGATAGCGACGGGCCGCGCGCCTGGCCTGATTGTCATAGACGCATGAGCACGGCGCAACGCCTAGCGGCATTAGAACGGCGCTTCGCGCGTCGCAAGCCGGCAGACTATCCGCCGTGCGTCGTCGTGACGGCCGGCATGACAGCCGAAGAGCGCGCGGCAGAGCTGGCGAAGGTAAACGCTGAGCGCGCCGCCTGGCAACGCCGGACAGGAAAGCGGCCGGCGACGCTGATAGACATAGACATATGAGCACGGCCAGGCGGATAGCTCAACTCGAAGCGAAGCGCGCCAGGACACGCGGCGCGCGCGTCTTTATCGTCGCAAGCTGGCCAGGCAAAGACACGGCCGGCGACGAAGCCGACATAGCGCGCGAGCTGGCCGAAGCGCGCCGCGAAGGAAAGCGGCTAACCGTCGTGCGCGTTATCGACCCTAACCGCGGATTGGAAGGCGGCGACGCATGAGCACGATAGCGCGACGCCTGGCGAAGCTCGAAGCGAAGCGCGCGAGCTTGCGGCCGTTGGAGTGTTGGACTGTCTATAACGACGAAGGGCCGATAGACGAAGAAGCGCTAGCGGCCGCGATGAGCGGTGCGCCTGACTTGAAGAGCCTATGAACAGAAAGACGCGACACCTAGCCGCGCTCGAAAGGCAAGCGGCAGAGCGACACCGGCGGAAGGCTGGCCGATATGCGGCCGTCGTCGTGCTACGCGACGGCGTGCGCGTGCGGCTTATCCTGGCCGGCGCTCTTCTGACGCTGGCGAATATGGGCGCGGCTTATGCCTACGCTGAGAAGCACGGCCTATACCTGATAGGCGCGGCCGACGACGACGGCGAAGGCGGCGAGATATGAGCGGCTTCCTTCGACGCCTGGCGACGCTCGAAAGGCTACGCAAGCGGAAGCGCGGCCGGCGCGTTGTCGTCGTGCGACAGGACAGGCCAGGCGACGAAGAGCGGCTAACGGCGGCGCAACTCGAAGCGGACGCGGCCGGCGAAGAGATAACCGTTATCCGTGTCGTGCGCGAAGCACGCCAGGACACGCCAGGATGAGCGGACACCGGCGACGCCTGGCGAAGCTCGAAGAACGATACCGGCAAGCCATACAGCCGGACATTGACGAAGCTATCCGGCGCGAGCTGGCCAGGCTGGCGACGATGACGCCGGCAGAGATAGCCGCGCTCGAAGCCGAAGCGACGACGGACACCGACAGAGCGATATACCGCGAGCTGGCCAGGCTGGCCGGCGACGCGACGAAGGACGCCTAACACGCAAGCGAAGCGCGCCGGATAACCCCCCATCGGGAATTACGCGGGTGTGTGTAGCTACCCTACGGGCGATGTTGTGCGCGACGGGCGAAAGTTGCGACCCCCCTTTATCCCCCCTTGCGGCCGTTGGCGTGTCGCCGTCGCGCGCCAGGATGGGCCAGGACACGCGATAGCGGCGCTTTCCGGCCGGAAGGACGGATAGACGCGCTCGAAGCCTTCCTAGCGCTTCCTGACGCGAAGCCAGGGGATAGGCACGCTCGAAAGCTACGGCCGGCGGCGCTAGACCGTAGGCCGCGCGTCACTCGTGGGCAGTCAATGGAAAACTGCCTTTTCCTAGACGAAGCCAGGGGATAGGCATGCTCGAAAGCTACACCGGCAAGCCGTAGACCGTAGGCCGTCGCGCTTTACGCATCTCTGCCCAATTAACTAAATCTCCTAGCTGAGCTGGCGCATGCCTGGCGCGAAGGCGACGCCATACCGGCGCAAGCCTGGCGCTTCGCGTGTCGCAAGCCTGGCAGTTAGAACGCATGTTCACGGCCAGGGCGAAGGACGCCGGCAAGCTGGCTATATCCGCCGGTGTCTCTTCCTTCGCTGGCATGCCCACCGGTGTCTTTTATGCCGCGCGACGCAACTAGGCGACATAGCGCCGACAAAGGCACGTATACCGTGACGGGGGGGATTATGTCGGCTTCCTGGCCTGGCTGATATGCTTTCCTTCCTTTATTACAGAGCTTAGCCGCTCGGCTAAGGTGTGATATAGTGCGGCTATGACAGTTCACAAAGAGCCGACGAAGCCGACGAAGGCGGTAGCTTACTATCGCGTGAGCACGGCGCGCCAGGGCGCGAGCGGCTTAGGACTGGAAGCGCAACGCGCGAGCGTGACGGCATACGCGAAGGCTAACCGGCTGGCTATCGTCGCTGACTTCACGGAGATAGAGACAGGCACGCGGAAGCGCAAGCGGATAGAGATATACCGCGCGCTCGAAGCCGCGAAGGCTTGCGACGGCGTGCTTTTGATAGCGAAGCTCGATAG